TCATCTACTGGTGAAATCAAAGATGAACGCAAACATATGTCTATGTTAGAAGATTTTTGGTTCCCTAGAAGAGAAGGTGGTAGAGGGACAGAAATTGAGACTCTGCCTGGCGGAACAAATCTGGGGGAAATGGAAGATGTACTATACTTCCAGAAAAAGTTATATAAATCTTTAAATGTTCCTGCATCTAGATTAGAATCAGATCAGTCTCTTGCATTGGGAAGAGCGACAGAAATTTCTAGAGATGAATATAAATTTAATAGATTTATTGTTAGAATTAGAAATCAGTTTAGTAATTTATTTTTCGATTTACTTAAGACACAATTGATTTTGAAGGGTGTTATTACATCAGAAGAGTGGAAATCAATATCACAAGAATTGATTTTTGATTTTACACAAGATTCGTATTATTCAGAAATTAAAAATTCTGAAATGATTAGAGATAGAATTGCACTTGCTGGTGAGATGGCAGATCAAATTGGTAAATACTATTCTAACACTTGGGTACAAAGAAATGTTTTAAAACTCAGTGACGAAGAAATTAAAAATATGAAAGATGAAATTACGAAAGAGGCGGATGATCCGTTTTACAGTAAACCAAAAGAAGATGAGGGTTTTTAAATGACAGAGAATGAAGATAATATAAATAATATAACAATAGACATTGTAGATAATTCTGTTTTAGGAAAAGCGTCCGTTGTTACTGATGATATTAAATCAGTACTTAACGTAAAGAGACAGGAAGCAATCAATAGTTATAAGCAGGATTTTGCAAAAACAATGTTTAACAATCCTGCATATAGTGATGTTGATGGTGAAGAATAAATATTAAAGGGTTTAAAAGATGCATTCTTTTTTAGAATTCTTGGAAGATGACCTTGACGAAGCAGTCAAAAGAAAAATAGTCATCAGAAAAGGTAAAAGAAAAATTAAATATGTGTCTGATAAGGCCGGTTATAAAGTAATTAACAAGAGAGAGGTCAAGATTAATCCAGGCGCTCTGCGAAAAATGAGTATTAGAAACACTCGTTCCGCAAGGAAAAGAAAAGGCAAGGTTAATATTGCAAATCTCCGTAGAAGAAGATCACTTCAAAGAAGGACAGGAATATGAAACTAATTACGGAAGTAGTTGAAGACATTCTGGTAGAATCCAAAGGAAAAGACCTTTTCATTGAAGGCATTTTCTTACAATCAAATGTCAAAAATAGAAATGGTAGAGTGTATCCTACAGAAGTTCTCGAAAGAGAAGTTCAAAGATATAATGAAAACTACATTCAAAAAAATAGAGCATTTGGAGAACTTGGACACCCAGAAGGCCCAACTATCAATCTGGAAAGAGTTTCCCATATGATTAAAGAACTTAAGAGAGATGGTGATAACTTTGTTGGTAAAGCAAAAATTATGACTGATACTCCTTATGGTGCTATCGTTAGCAACCTCATCAAAGAAGGTGCATCTTTAGGTGTTTCTTCTAGAGGTATGGGTAGTGTAAAACAGTCAGGTGGTGCAAATGTTGTTCAAGATGACTTTTATCTTGCAACTGCTGCTGACATTGTTGCAGACCCTTCCGCACCCAATGCATTTGTAGAAGGTATTATGGAAGGTAGAGAGTGGGTTTGGGACAACGGTATTATTAAAGAAGCTCAAATTGCAGAATACCAAGACTCTCTTAAAAAGGCCAAAAGGCAACAATTAGAAGAAACAAAACTGAGAGTTTTCAAAAATTTTGTGTCAAAACTTTAAATATTATAAATAAATATAAATTAAAACTCTAAGGAGAAATAAAATGGAAGATTTAAAAAACGAAGATATGATTGAAGAAGTTGTTGCTTCAGAAACCGAAGAGATTGATTCTCAGGTAGAAGAAGTAATTAACGAACTTCAAGAAGATCAAGAAACTGTCGTTGAGGCAAAAGCTTCTAAAAAGGAAGATGCCCATGAAGACGAAGAAGAAGAGGACGAAGCTGAAGAATCAGTAAAGAAAGAGTCCAAATCTTCTAAGAAAGAAATGGCAGATGACGAAGATGACGAAGAAGATGAAAAATCCGAGTCATCTAAGAAAGAAGATATGCATGGTGATGAAGAGGAAGATGACGAAGAAGAAGTCAAAGAATCTCCTAAGAAAAAAATGAATGCTTCTTATAAGGTTGCTAAAGAAGATATCGATGTCAAAGAAGATGTTGATGCTATGCTTGCTGGACAAGAACTAACTGAAGAATTCCAGTCACAAGTTAAAACCATTTTCGAAGCAGCTGTAGTTGCTAAAGTAAACGAACAGTTGGAAAAAATGTATGAAGATTATGAAAAAGAACTTCATGAAGAAGTTTCTCATATCCGTGAAGATATTTCTGAAAAAGTGAATGAGTATCTTACTTATGTCGCTAAAGAGTGGGTTGAAGAAAATAAACTCGCCGTTGAAAACAAACTGAAATTAGAAGTTATGGAAAACTTCATGTCAGGACTCAAAACTCTGTTTGAGGAAAACTATGTTGATGTACCAGAAGATAAAATTGACCTTTATGGGGATGCATTATCTTCTCTTGACGAAAAAGAGACAAAATTGGATGAGTCAATTCAAAGGAATATTGAATTGGTACAGAAAATTGAATCTCTAGAGACCGAAATCATTCTAAAGGAAGTGACAGAAGGACTTACAGTTTCACAATCTGAAAAAGTAAGAACACTTACTGAAAGTGTCGATTTCGTGGACGCCGGCGATATGAGAAATAAGATTACATTGATCAGAGATAATTATTTTCCATCTGGAACAAGTGTGGAAAGCGAAAGTATTCTCGCTGAGAGTGCATTAGAAACTTCTGTAGAGGATTCGCCAGTGGTTAAAGAGGAAAATAAATTTCAATCGGTTATGGATATTTATGCGAAAGCACTAAATAAACCTAAAGATTAAAATTTTATAAATAATATTATAGAAACAACATTATCTATTTAAGGAGAAAAAAATGCACGACTATAACGAGAACTTTGTTCAACAATTAAAAGAAAAGTGGGCACCCGTTCTTGACCATGGTGAACATGCCGAGATCACAGACCCATACAGAAAGGCAGTAACTGCTATTCTTCTTGAGAATACAGAACAAGCCACAATCAAAGAAAACGCCTTAGGACGTTCTTCTTTGGATCAACTTAACGAATCACCAACAAGTGTTGCACCAACAGGTTCTTCTGCTGGTAATATCCAGTATGCAGACCCAGTCATCATTTCTATGCTTCGTAGAACCGTGCCAAACCTAATGGCATATGACCTTTGTGGTGTACAACCAATGACAGGACCAACTGGACTTATCTTTGCGATGCGTTCACGTTATACCAATCAGGCTGGTGCAGAAGCATCATTCAATGAAGCAAACACAGAGTTTTCTGGTGATGTTGCAGGACCAAATCACTCAGGTACAGATCCATTCGCTGGTGCTGTTATTGCTACTGGTTCATTGGATGAAACTGGTTCAACAGTAACAACTGGTATTCCTGGCTCAACTGCACAGGGTGAATTGTTAGGTAACGGTTCTACAATGACTGCAGACGGTCACTTCAACCAAATGGCATTCTCAATTGAGAGAGTATCAGTAACCGCAAAAACAAGAGCATTGAAAGCTGAGTACACAACTGAACTTTCACAAGACTTGAAAGCGGTTCATGGACTTGACGCAGAAGCAGAACTTTCAACAATTCTTTCTACAGAAATTACTGCAGAAATTAACCGTGAAGTTCTTCGCACAATGTACGGTATCGCAAAACTTGGTGCTCAAACTCAAGTAACTAACACAGGTGTATATGACCTTGCAACAGACGCTGACGGACGTTGGAGTGTTGAGAAGTTCAAAGGACTTATGTTCCACATTGAGAGAGAAGCAAACACAATTGCTAAAGAAACTCGCCGTGGTAAGGGTAACGTAATCGTTTGTTCTTCAGACGTTGCTTCCGCACTTGCAATGGCAGGTCTTCTTGAGTACAACCCACAAATGTCAACAGGTTTGAATGTTGATGACACTGGTTCGACATTTGCTGGAATACTTAACGGACGTTTCAAAGTATACATTGACCCATACTTCTCGTCTGCCAACAATACCGACTTCGTAATGGTTGGATTCAGAGGTACATCTCCATATGATGCTGGATTCTTCTATTGCCCATACGTTCCATTGCAGATGGTTCGTGCAGTTGGTGAGAACAGTTTCCAACCAAAAATCGGGTTCAAGACTCGTTATGGATTGGTTGCTAACCCATATGCAGAAGGTACAACAGTTGGTAACGGTGCTCTTACAGCTCGTTCAAATACCTACTACAGAATCTTCCGTGTAGACAATATCAATTCTGTATAATAATAATTATAAACTAGATTGATAGAACTTAGGGGGAGTTTAACTCCCCCTTTTTTTTGGCATAAATATTATGTAAAGAGGAGATTATAATGGATCTTGTAACAAATTCTGTAAATTTTTTAAATACACAAAACTTTACATTTAATAGTAATATGTGTCCATCATTAGGCCCATATGTACAAGAATTAACTTTGCCAGGCATACAGTTGGGTGAGGCGATTGCTGAAACTCCATTCGTTGCAAGAAAAGAGCCCGGAGATAAGTTGATATTTTCTCCATTGGGTATTTCATTTACAGTAGACGAAGATATGAAAAACTGGTTAGAAGTTTACGATTGGATTACTGCACTTGGTTTCCCAGAAAATTTTCAACAATATGGAAGTTTCCAAAATGCAAAAAGAATCAACTTGAAATCTGTATTTGATGACCTTACAATTCTTGTAAACAATAATCAAGAACGTCCAATCATTAAGGTTACATTCAAAGACGCATTTCCAATTTCTATTGGTGACATACCATTAACAACATCTGCAACAGAAGCTGCCCCACCAGTCGCTCAGGCAGATTTTCAATACAGAAACTATGTGGTGGAACGATTATAAATAACTATTAATTGAATGGATTTTTATTATGAGTGAATACTCTAACTTATTATCAAAAATAGCAGAACTTACCAAAGAGTCCGAAAAGGACGTTAAAATTGATTTTTTAAAACTAGAAGATGAATTAGTTCACAATCAAAATCTAATCGGTAAGTGGATGACCTATCAACAAGTAAATCAGACAAAACTTCAGTTTATCGAGCTCGACTATAAAAAATTAGTCGGAGATAAAATGAAGTACTATACAGGTAAACTGTCTGAAGACGAAATTATATCCAAAGGATGGCAGATAGAGGGAACAAAAATCCTTAAATCTGATGTAGGTTCTTGGATGGATAGTGATCCAGACGTTTTAAAATTAAAAAAGAATGTCTTACTTCAAAATCAGATTTTAGACTTAATTAGTAAGACACTAGACATATTAATAGACCAGAAAAAGTGGACTATAAAAAATTATATCGACTGGAAGAAGTGGTTAGAAGG